GGTCGGAGAGTTTAAATTGTCTTATATCCGCAACAGGGTTAAAGACAAAATCTGATGTATATTGTTCAAGTTCAAAAGGATTTTCCTTTCCAACACCTTGCTGTGCTGCTACAGAAACCTTTTCCCATGCAATTGTTTTCTTTGGATATGGACCGCATACAATATCATACTTCTCTGGGTCTGATATTTGTAATGCAAGTAATGCTAATGCATCTCTTGGGTCAAATCCAATATCTGAATCTATAAACAATAAATGAGTACAGTCAGAACGAAGGAATTCATCAACAATATAATTCCTAGCTCTTTGTACTAAACTTTCGTTAAATAAGAAATAGTATTTCATTGGAATTTTATGCGATGAACATAACATACTTAAATCATTTGTTGACTTTGTATATAATCCTGCACAAGATCCACCATACATAGGTGTTCCAATAAAGAGTCGTTGTTTTTGTAGTTCTTCTGTTTTTACTTCTAATTTCATACTGTGATTTGCTCCATATCATTTTCAGCTCTAGTGATTGACTGTAATCTCATTACGTCAGCCAATATATCCCAAGCTGAATCGTGTGCTTTAAATACAGAATCCCATTTATCTTCATTAGCACAAGGAGGGAATCCATTCTTCTTCAAACCAAAATCAAACTTTGCATCAATAAAAGTTCTTGTATCTCTAACTTTCCAATGTTGTAGGTGTGATTGTAAATGATTTACTTTATTCTGAGATTTAAATAATCTTTCCAGAATAACTGGGTCAAATGAATTAGACCTTGACCACCAAAAATCAATCTTTGGGCTATCAATTAAAAAATCTGTGAATTGTTTTACAAAATCAGCAACAGATAAATCAGAACTCTTAGGAGCAATATTCTTTCTTACTTCAGAATCCTGCTGCGACCAAAAGTCCAATGTACCTTTATCAACTACCCAATTGTAATTCTTGACTTGCTCCGATACATTCAATTTGAATTTCTTCACCTTGAATACATCGCCTAAATTGTATGGATCGTCAGACGTAAACTTGTCCCATTGAAATACCATTACTGACATATCAATGACAGCACAATTATGTACGTCTTGACCCATTGTTTCAAAGTCTATTATTAAATCATTTCTCATGGTGTATATTATACTCTATTTTTTATTGAATGTCAATAGTTTATGACATAAATTCTTCAAGAGATGGAGTTGTATCTTTTCCGTTAGGGTCAAACTCCATTAATTGTTTATGATTGTTTTGTCTTAAATAAGTGGTATCAGATAATGTTAGTTCCCCTCTTAAAAATTTACCAATCTCAAAATGTAAATCTCTTGATGTAGGTACAGGAACATTTTGAGCAATATGATTTACTTTAGGCAATCCACCTAATAGTTCAAAGTCTTCTGGGAATCCCATCATATGTAGAGCTTCACGAATAGTTAATGACCTATCTTCAGTTGGGTGAATCGTATCAACCATATTACGACCAATGACTGCATTCATATAATCACCAAAGACATGTACTGAACCATCCCATACACCTAATCCATCAGCATACTTTTTAATTGCGTGGTCAGAATACTTAATACCTTTTTCATGTCCTGTCTTATGGAACCATTCGTTTGCTTCTTTCATCCAACCTTTTTTGTTAACATAATTGAGAGTTGTCTTTACATCTTCTTCTAACATAATCTCTCTTACATCACGGTTTGTTTTTGTTTTAATAAATGTATAGTAAGGTTCTTCAGGTACATTCTTATTAATAATCAAATCGTGTTGTAATGCATCATCAGGAATCTCTTGAAGATATTCAGAAAATGATTTACGATCACGGTTATACCAGTTTAATACAGGAGAAGTACTTGACTTCCAACCAATCGCAAACGTTCTATCTCGTCCCTGAGGAACTCCATGATATCTCGTTGAGGTTTTATACAGAGATAAAGAATAACCTCTCTCAGCACAAATTTCATACAGTCTATTTGCGACTGGACGACCTTTGTTTGTATATAGTGCAGGAGCGTTCTCAACAATAACAACCTTTGCTCCTAAAACATCAATACCATCTTGAAAGACCTGATACATAAATTCGTTCTTTGCACATTTAGCACCTTTTGATTCTTCAGTTAATCCAGTATTCAATTGCGATAATGCAGCGCAAGGTGGAGTACCTGATACTACATCCACTTGTTTAATATTTGGATTTTCAGAATCAAGTAATACATAAGGAATATCACGTCCTTTCGTTACTTGTTGATAATTGACATAATGTCCATCGTTAGCTTCAAATCCACTATAAGAATAAATTGCTTCGGGTGGTTTACCGAAAGCTTTTTCCGCTCCTAGCATTTGTCCACCAATAAGCGGAATAAGTGGTGCCCATGTTATATCTTGTTTCATCCAAAAAAGTCCTCAAGTGTAGCAGCAGTTTTCTTTTCGTATTGTGATATATCAGTAGCGATATAATCTTCATCAATTGCTGTCATAATTTTATTGTTTAAGAAGGTGCCATCATATAACTCAGGCTTGCATATAAGTTTACGCAATCCTTTAACTACTGATAAGTACTCTTCTTCATTATTTAGTAATCTATCCATTCTTTCTTTAAACTCAGTTGGAGTTTTTGGTCGTAAGAAGTCAGGTATAGGTAAATGTTTCTGTTCATCATATGTTGGATGTAAGAAAGGAACAACTCCTGCGTGTATCATTTCAATATACTTTGCTGTTACCCAACCTTTTTCAATTGGAATAATAAACGTAAATTTAACATTATCCAATTTACGAATTACATCGTCAAGATGAATAGAACCTTTGAACCTAGCATCAGTTTCTGTATCTGGGTGTTCCCATTTTCCATAAACTTCAACATCTTCAAAATCGTTCAATACCCATTCCTTCATCAATCCATATCTTGAAGGTTTACCTTCATTCAATATGACCATAAAAGGAATGTTTCTTGTTGTATTAAATTCTTCTGTATAGTCGTAACGAACACAAAAGTTTGTTTCCATTCCTGCATATACAGATTCTACAAATTTGTCGGATCGTTCTTGGTTTTCATATGATTCTATTGTACTTGCTTTATACTTATAATCATATTGACCTAACGACTTATTTGGTAAATGAAAGATATCTCTTGATTGATTCATTACATATCGTGGATCATTTACAATCTCAACGTAGTCAGGCTTTTCTTCATTTAACCAAATCGCAATAGGAGAAGTATAGTTCTTTGTCATATCAATCACAGAAGCAGGTTTACCGTCAGTGATACCTTCTTTTAAATGTTTCACTTGAGTAATCTTACCTGGGATCGTAACAGTACCAACTTGACCTACCATCATAACAGTATAATCTAACTTAAATCCTCTCTGATTAAAATAGTTAATCACATGACGATAAAAGCTATCGGTTTCATCATTCTTAATACCTTTCCAAATATCAATTACATTATCATACGGAAACAAATCCAAAGCTTCAGATTCAGAAAGAGTGCTGAAGTCAGAACGACCGATAATATAAAATGTTTTGTCTGGGTTATTATTTGCGAGTGCAATTAGAACTGAAGATGGCTCGTTGTCTCCACCGATAGGTGAGAACCTATTGCGTTTAAACTTGACTGACTTGCCAATCTTTGCGAATCCAATGTTTTTCATAATATATAATTATCCGACTGTATTTTTATTTATTAGAATTGACCACACGTTGTCTGAGCTCTGTTGAACTGAATGAGTGTCTTCGTCTATTATAATGAACAGGACATAAGCCTTTACCTGTATGTTCTTGGTCTTTATACTCTTCACCAACAATTCTTATGTCAGGATTAATCGTCAAGATCATATCAACGATTTCTTGTTCTGTTGTAAAAGGAATAACCTCATCAACATACTTACAAGATGATACCTGTATGTATCTCTCAAAAGGAGTTTGAATAGGCTTGTTCTTTGACTCAGGACGATCCACTGTTGGGTCAATCAATAATCCAACAATTAAATAATCACACAATGTCTTTGCTTCTTGTAACATTACAATATGACCTGCGTGAAACAAATCAAAAGTAGAACATGTAAATCCTACTTTAAAATCTTCAGGTAATTTCTTTCTATCTAAAAACATAATTCTTCCGTAATATCATTAACACATTGTATAATAAAATCTTTATCAGGGTGATACTTATATACACGAATAATCTCAGCTGCTGTTAAAATTATTAATGTGTTTCTTTCTATTTGAGGATTGTAAGCTAACAGCGTATTAATTGAAAGATCTTGTAGTTCAATGTTATAACGATTAATAAGCAAGCTTGCGATAAACTTTGCTATGTCAAGTTCACGACAACCAAATACATTAGGGATAGGGTCAATTAAGTACATGTTATGTTCATTAAACAGCATGTTCTTAATACCAAAATCTCCGTGACAATACCCGTATTCTAAATTAATATTTGCCATCCTTTCAACAATATCGTTAAACACAGGTACATCAGCTAACTGAACATGACCTACAATCCTTGCGATATAGTCATCAAATGTTAAAAACTTTTTAGTAGGTATATGACCGAATTCATCAAGTGCTTCTTGTATCATTGCCAATGCTTTATACGGAGAATGCTTAAAGAACTCTTCATCGTGTTCAATGTAATCCATTGTAATTGTATCACCAACCACTCTATGGATTTCTGGAGTATATACTGCACTGCCAGTTTGCTTATACCATTTTGCCACTTCATGAGCATTACTTGCGGTCTTATGTACTAACATACCATCAGTGTAAATATCAGATCCTGATAGACCACCTTCCAATTCACGAATGTCAGCATATATAAAATCTTCAGGTGTAATACCTTTATCATCAATATAGTATGCAGCAAGTGGTTTATCAAAAGACAACATATGATATTTTACATGGTGCTTTTCTAACCAAGACCGTATTTGTTCTCCATACTTTTCTTCTGCTTCAACTCTACTCCTACAAGAAATAGAACCACGAGCAGTAAAAATATCTACTTGCCAACCTGCATTATACAATTCATTGCATTTTTCAATCAAAGCAATATTTGGTTCTGCATTTTCCCAATCTCTGTTTGACGTAAACGCTAATGTGTCGTCAAAGTCAAGTACTATTCTTTTGTGTAATGCCATAATTATTTCTTAAAGATAATGGATCTTGTTAGTCCACCAAAGTGATAACAGAAGAAGAGGAATAAAGGAACAGCAATAGCAATACGAATACTATCTTTAGTCATATTGATTGCTTCCATTAAAAATACGGCGCCTGCCATTGTTCCAAAAATAATAGCAACGAACACGATGCCATAAGTCATATCTGTAATAATTTCTTTCATAATATAATATCCTTAAAATTTAACTACCATTATAACATGGTTTACTATAAATGTCAATAGATTAGTTGACAGTATCATGTAAAAAGTCAATATCAACTCCTGATTCGTCAAACATACGTCTTGACTTTTCAAATGAGTCTAACCACTTTTGTGGAGAATCCATCATACCAATGACAATTCTATTTATGCCTACTTGGATAATACCTTTTGCACAATCGTGGCAAACTGGTAATCCCCATACATACATTGTAGAATCCTTTAATGAAATGCCAGAAAAGGTCGCATTGTATATACAGTTCATCTCGGCATGAACAACCAAGTCATATTTAATTGTTCTATCTTCATACCGAGCAGGTATATCTTCAATTCCTTTTGGAAATCCATTATACCCAGTTGCTAGTATACGACGGTCAGAGTTAACTGCCACCGCTCCTATTTGTTTTGAAGGGTCTTTGCTCCAACAAGATATTTCCTGAGCAACACGCATAAAGCGTTTATCCCACTTTGAGTCCATCAATTAATTCCTCAATAAAGTTGAAGTGTCTTTCATATACATGGAAGTTTGATGCTGTCCAAATTAATTCACCAACTTCGATACCAAGATCTTCAGCAAGTTGATTCTGAACATATTTTGCCCAAGCATAATCATTGTTATATCCAAAGACTGCATCGTTAGAACGCATCAAGTAATGCGATACTAATTTATTGTCGCGAACATAAAAAGTATTTGCGTAGGTACACATAAAGTCAGACATACCATCTCGGTTGTAATCTAAATGCATACTTGGTCGATTATAAATCATTGTTGCTCTACGAGAGTTTGGATTGTTATTCAATTCACGAAGAACGTGCTTGTATTGATTACCATTCTCTTCAGAGTAAATGCACCAACCATAATTAGAGTTAATCAAACCTTCGGTTGAAGCAACAGATTTCCAAATCTGCGGCGTTTCACCAGGAATATCATTAACATTCAATGATTGAGATTTATACCATTCTAATTCACGTTCAATATATGCATACGCAGGTTTACGAATGATATGATCTTCATCAGCAATAAATGTTGCTCCGATAACTTCAACAGTTTTTACACCTGTCTTATCAATGACAAAATCTTCACTAAGATATTTGTCAATAATCATTTGTCGCATATAAGATACGTTCATTAAATTGATTCCATTAATGCTTCAATATCCGATACTTCAGCAACGAGATCTGAAACGTTTTGATTATGGAAAGCTCTTGCAGTTTTCCTTAAGATTGATTTTGGAATCTGTACTTCTTCAGCCAAAGCATTAATTGCTTCTTTTTGAAAATCACGTTCTGATTCCATTCTTGTAAATGAATTGCTCATTTCTTCCATGCAGCCACGGATTCTTTTCTTGTCTTCGTCACTTGACGGTAATATCACATTACTCATTATTTAGTACTCCTATTAAATACATCTTTAGTTGGATCTTGACCTTTAATACCTTTACGACAGTAAGAGACAAAGAAACTTGAATAGTTAATTAAATCTTTTGCTGAATCTTCAAGGGATTCAAAGTTAGGATCATAATCATCCGACTGCATTGCTTCCATAACAGATTTCATACGAAGCATTTTTGCATGCATAATATCATGAATGGTTGTAATACCGTTAGGATAGTAGTCGGCTTGTTGAACAGTTGAGTTCGGATTCTGATAATCGCGAGACTTTTTCAACTGAAGGTCAACGCACTCTTGTAGTACATCAACCGAAACTGGGTTTGCTTGTTTGCTCATAGGCAATCTCCATAATGTAAAGTACTATTATAAATTATTTTGTGTACAATGTCAATAGTTAATTTAATTGCTTACTGAAAGGTAACTCATAACCTTCTGATAAAAACTCTGCGGTTAAAGACCTTTCTATATTACGATGTATTTGAACTTCTTGCTGCATAACTGTTCCATTCATAGGACATATTACATCAACAACCTGTGGAGGTGTATAAATTCCAAATACGTAAATAAGTTCTTTGGTTAATTTGCGTTCTTTCATAATACGAAAGATTCTGTGATTTGTTCCATCACCTTTGCCATTAAGAATACCTTTTCGGTACATTCCTACACGACCATTCCAACCCATCATACCGCCTGCTATGCCAATTTTCATTAATTGACCTTTACACACCATATAATATACTAAATCTTCATTTAGTTCTTTGCGTTGAATGTTTGGTGATTTTTGATACTCAAGCTGCTCTCCGTTTATTTTTAACGTGCCGATGAATATCATCTTACTTAGATGTTCTTTTAATAAAGACCCATCTATCGACAGGTCTTCGTTAAACATTTCTGTTTGCATAATATAAAGTCTATTTTAATTTATAGATATATTATACTCTACTTCCTACGAAATGTCAATAGTTATTTTAGGATTACTCTCCAAACATTTTGTATTCTGCTGGATTTCATCAATTTATGTAAGTATTTCATACTATCCTTGTTTGTTTATGTTACACTAATGAAAACAATATGTTACATTAATGTTACAATTATTTATACAAAGAGTTCGATTAAGGTATTGAATTTATACAACTTTTGGTGGAACAGGTAGAGCAAACTGCTTAATTGACTGTAATTTATCTTCAGCCTCAGCAAGTTTTGCCACTTCTACATCAAGAGTTTCAACCGTACCAGGATGTTCTGCTACTCCAACTCCATTTTCCAAAAAGACAGCAATGTTTGCTGAATGTTCAGCAATCTGTCCTTCATACTTTGCGATTAACGCATTTACTAATAATTCACTCATAGCCATATTATTCTCCTTTTAATGTTGGTAGGACTCCATGATTTCCTTCATGAGATGGAGCCGTCCATCCTTCTGGTTTCATTAAGTCAGGTACACCAAGTGGATTTGGCCTTCCTTCTTTTACACCTACTTCTTTTGCCATGTTTGCCTCGAGAACTGCGTCCCAAGCTTTATAAGGGTCGACTCCGAAGGCATCAAGAGTACCGATTGCCACTACACAAAGGTCAACTAAACCATCTACGATTTCTTCGGAGTCGATAACTTTTTGCGCATTTCGAGTTTCAGTTAATTCCTCTTCCAAGAAATCAATTCTAAATCTCAAAAACGCTTTTAATTTGTCAATGTCATTTGCATTGTTCGCAACCCAATCTCTTGTCTGATATTTGTTTTGCATATCTTGTATATCTTTAACCCAATCTTTACTCATTTGGATATCCTTGTGAAATATAAACACCAATCATACCAATTTGACCTTCGGTTAGCATACCTGCTGTCGGCCACATCATTGCAGATTGTGGTCCTACCATTTCTTTATTTTTATATGCCAATAGTTTTGTAATAATATCATCAGCAGATTGTCCTTGTAATTTAGGACCGATTCCACCTTGACCTTGAGGTCCGTGACAAGCTGCACAAGTATTCATTGTTGAACGAATAGGCGCAAATCTATCTTCTGCCACTGCAGTTGTTGATAATACTAATGTCATTGCGATAATAAACTTATTCATAATAATTCCCTTAATTCCATAAAGCCACCGACGTTTTCTCCATCCTTTTGTATTTGAGGAAAGGTTCTTGCACCGGGAAATGTTTCAAAAAATTCTTCTTGCTGATAATCTTCACCAAGCATTAAGTATTCGTAATCAAGTCCTTTTGATTCGCATAGCTGTTTTGCCATATTACAGTATGCACAATTGTCTTTACCGTAAATTTTTATCATACTAACTTTAGTCCTCCTTGACTATCAGGTAGTGCGATTCCTGATGTTGCTTCTATAACTTGTTTCTTTAATTCATCTGCAGGTTCTACAACAAACATCACATGTTGTTCACCAATAGATACTGGTTTTCTTTTTGCGTAAGGTACGAAAGGAACCATTCCAATTTTACCTTCACCTGCTGGTACTAACAAAATTCCATCCGTTAATGTATAGAAACCTTTATCATATACCACTTTTGCTACAACCTCTTCTCCGGTTGATAGTCTTACAATTTGTACATCGCTCATAGCAATTCTCCTTTAGTGTGGTTTATTATATCACACTTTAATATAAATGTCAATAGTTTAGCTGAAAAAATCTTCAATCGTATTTACTCGTTCAGCTGACCAACCAACCGCATCTAGGATTGATTGAATAGGATTTAGGAATACTTTATCAAACTGAAGTTCAGTATCAATATATTCATGTAATCCAAGTTGTTTAGGCAATAACCCAGGAACCGAGATTGCGTTTTCTCGAATAGGATTTGGTACCTTTAAATAAAGTAGCTTGACTTTATCTCCACCTTGGATAGTTTCAAATTTCTTATCAAGTCCTTTTTCCTTTAGGAAATGATTATACATCAAGGAACCGCGAACATGCATCGGAGTACCTTTCTTATATATGGATCCTTTCTCTTGATACTTTTTAAGTTCAGATACACCTGAAGTCTTTGCGATAGCAATAGGATCCAGCTTTTTAAATTCTTCTTTGAAATCTTTGATGAACTCTTGGGTTGTTTCTTCGTCCGTGTTCATAATAACTTCAAAACATTTCTTGAGTTTCTCTCGACAGATTTCAGGAGTTGAGGATCTTACTGATTCCAAACCTGTTACTGATATCTTTGGAGTATCATAATGAACTCCTTCAGAGTTCAATGTATTCAGTATATATCTTTTCTTGGCAACAAAAATTCCACGGTGAGCAATCTTTTCACGTTTCATTACCATTGCATTACGATAAGTACCTAAATCAGCGGCAAGCTTTTCGTAACCATCCTCAATGATTTGCTCAATCTTTGTTGAACATACTCGGTCAAGGAACTCTTCACCTTTGTCTTTATCAATATCAGTTGTACCGAACACTTCAGTAATCAAAGGACCAAAGTCAACATAGATAGAGTCAGTATCAATATAAATGATATAGTCAACATTATCGGTTCCAAGAACTTTATTCAAATAATCATTTACAGATTTTTGAGCATAACGAATACTTAACTGACCTGAGGTTGTAATTGCTTCTGCCATTTCGTTAATATAGTATAAGAAATATACGTTAGCAGTTGCACCATACAAACTGTTCATGGCAATCTTAATTGACATTTGTGAATTGTGAAGTTGATTGATTTCGCGTTTCAGTCTTTTCAGTTCAGCAGGATCTTTTTCAATCTCAAACTGTTGTTCAGCAGCAATCATTTGCTTTTTGATAACTGAACGGTTATTATAATATTCATCAATGATTTCAGGAATGATTCCAAGTTTCTTATTTGAGAAACAAACACCGTTGGCAGCAACTGATACATTTGGACGATCATTCTGATATTCACCTTTCAGAACCATATCTTGAGTTACATATTCTCGGTCATCAGGCATATATGTTTCAGGTGACATATTATATTGTAACATCAAGTGAGGATATAGAGAGTTAAGGTCAAATGATACAACCCAAGGATGCATTCCGACTTTAGGATCTTTTACATAACCACCTACAAGATCTCCTGCTCTTTGACCAGGACTGCCTTTAAGTGGAGGAACAATTTTATCTTTCATCAGTTTACGATAAATGGTTGATTCCCAAATACCTACCGTTCCGAAAGCATCTCCATAATTAACTCCACCATCATAAGCAACAGTCATAACCAAAGCAAGCAATCCTGTCTCTTCTTCAAGACGAGCAATCAGTTGAGTATCTTTAAGGTTATAGTCCAAATATAATTGTGGATTCTCTTCCCACAATCCAGTCAGCGAACCATATTCAGAGTAATCAATTTTCTTTTCACCAAGGACAACATAAGCAATGTGGTCAAGTCGATATGATTCTTGAGGACCATACTTATAACCAAATTTCTTGAAGCAATCCATATAGTCAATAACAGCAACACCCATAATAGAATATGTTGAATTGACTTTACCAAAGATTTCACGGGATCTTTGTTTGATTGATTTATGTGGAGATAACCGTCTTGCAGTATCTTCTCCAAGTAATGCTATGATACGAGTTACGATGTATTGAATATCAAAGTACTCAACGTTCCAACCTGTTACGATATCTGGATAATCATTAGTCCATAATTTCATAAAGTATTGAAGTAAAGCACGTTCACCATCAACTCCATCAAATAATACAAACTCAATCTTGTCGTGTGGAATATCAGTTACAGTTTTTGTCTTGTCGTAATCTTTACGACCAAGTACATAATAGGTATCATTTCTTGAACTATGATAAGCAATTGAAGTAATAGGTTTATCAGCCGTTTCCATATTGGCATAACCGTCACTGATGTCAACCTCAATATCAAATGAAACAATATTAACTTGACTTACGTCATATGTAATCTTGTCAGGATATTCTTCTTGAATAAACTGTGTGACATAGTTTGTTGAACCGAAGGTCTTCATACCATGAACACCTTTGTATTCTTCAATGAAGTTCTTTGCTTCACGCATATCACCAAACTTGTGTGGAGATACAGGTAAGTCACCTTCTAAAGAACGATAACCTTCTTCTCCAGCTTTTGGAGTATGAACATATAGAGTTGGTTGAAAAGGTACGCGATACGAAAAACGTTTGCCGTTTTCATAACCACGATGTAAGATATTATTACCATACCTTTCAACGGATGTATAGAATTTTGTCAATGCCATAAGCCTTTTTGTAAATTTAGATAACCATTATACACTAATTGACAGGGAATGTCAATAGGTTTATGCTGCGAGCTCGGAGAAGTTCTTGAGTTTCTCAAACTTAAGGTTGTTTTCAAACTTTTCAGCAAATTGGTCTCCACGATGTGATATCACAAAGATATTGTCATCGGAATTCAACCCATGTAGTGTTTCAATTAAACTCTCAATACCTACGCCATCTAAAGCGCCGTCAAGAGTTTCATCAAGTATCAATAAGTTAGTGGATACGGAAGAACGAAGTTTCGCAACAGACCTCCACGCCAACATAATTGATAATGTGATACGTAGTTTCTCACCTTCTGAAAAACTAGCATAAGTAAATTTGTCTCTGAACCTAGAACGAATAACTTCATTGAACTCTTCATCCAATTGAAAGTCAACAAATAAGTCAAATGCTGCAAGATACTTGTTGATGAGTTTATTAATAACAGGAATGTACTGAGATATGATCTTAGCTTTGATACCACCATCTCTTAAAATAGTTTGCACAATATTCAATACTTCATGTTCATCGAGTAGCTTTGTTCGTATCTCTATTTGCTTATTTAATTTCTTCTGTAGATTATCAATCTTACTTGTATCAACTTCATCAACCTCTTTCTGAGCATTGTCTAAGTCTTTCTTGTATGTAATCAGCGCGTTCTTCGACATTTTAATCTCAGCTCGGATTTCAGATATCTTAAAGTTGATTTCTTGTATCTGTTCTTCAATTTTTGAAATTGCATTTAGTCTTTCTTGATGTTTCTTAATAACTATACCTGTTGCTTGAAGACTTGTTTCAATTTGAGCTTTCTTTTGATTCTTTTCTATAATCTGACCTTCTTTGAAATCATGAGCAATACCTTGCTTACAAGTTGGACAATCATCGTTATGTTCGTAAAAGGATAGTTCCTTATCAAACGCAATACGATTTCTTTCAAGCTCTGCTCTTTTTTCTGTAGCATCTTGGAATTTTTGTTTCTCATCAAGTTTATCAGATATATCATCGTATAGTACTTTAAGTATTTCATCTTGAGTATCAATGCGAGTATTCTTTTCTTCAATTAAGTCAATATGTTCAGACATCTTTTCTTTAATCTTATCAACCTCAACTGTTTTAAGTTTACGAATCTCTTCGTTGTTCTCTTCAGCTGATTGCATATTGTTTTCTGTAATCTCAATCTCATATTTGTTGTCATTGATTTCAGTCTTAATACTTGACATACGATCTTTTGCTAATGTACCCATAACAGAGAACACACCAATATCAAGCAAGTCTTCAATAATCTCACGACGTTGATATGCACGCAATTCCATAAAAGGAATATAAGTAGCAGAACCAAGTACTACAATTTGATTAAAAGCTTTAAAGTTAATACCTAGAATATTAGATTCAAGGAACTCTTGATAATCACGAACTGATGCGTCTTGATTTATCATTGCTCCGTTTTTCCAAATTTCAAAGATGTTTGGTTTAATACCACGACGAATCATATACTTATCACCGCCAGCATTAAAATATAATTCTACAACAAGTTCTTTATTATTAATAGAGTTAACAAGCTGTGCTTTATTGATATTACGGAAAGGTCGACCGTATAACCCAAATACAATTGCATCAAGCAATGTGGATTTGCCTGAACCGTTTGACCCAGCAATTAATGTACTAGGTACTTGATTTAGTTCAATGGTTGTATATACATTTCCTGTGGATAATATGTTTTTATATTTTACCTTCTCAAAATTAATTCGCATTATAAACTAAGTGCCTCGTGATATAACTCATCAACTAAACTTTTTACTTTGCCTTTATCGACATTCGTCTCAAGAGAGTCAATGTATTGTGATAATATTTCTGTTGTGTCTTTTGTTTCATCAAGTATTTCATCAACACCTTCTGCATCCAAATTCATATGATCGTCAACTGCTCGAACATCGACTGCTCCGCATTCTGACATACGACTCATAAACATATCATAAAGATAAGCATTAGTTCTATTTTGAACAATTACTTTAACATAGGTATCTTTATATTGGTCAACATCGTATTGTGCAACAGTATCAACTGTCCATTCAGCATCATCATAAAATACTTTATAAAATACACGATTTGGATTTTCAATTTTTGTCATCTCTCGAGTTTCGGTATCAAATACATGGAAACCTCGACTACCTTTGTAATCTGACCAAGTCATTTCGTATGGTGCACCAAGGTACTCGACATTGCCATATCTTGAAGGATGGTGAAAATGACCAGAGAACGCAGATTCAAAATTCTTAAATACATTCATATCAAGTCCATGAGTACATAAAGCACCTTTCATCATCTCGAAACCTTTTACTTCTAAATGACCCATAAGTATATGAGCATCAGATTCAGATACGAATTTTAGATTCTCTTCTGCATTTTCTTTATTAATCCAAGGAAGCATACAGAATTTAGTTGAACCAATCTCAAGATGTTTTGCTTTGTCTTGATACAAGTTAAATTGTGGATATTCCTTTGTTAGAAGATTCATACTATTGACTTCATTACTATTTACGTAATAGGTATCATGGTTTCCAATAAGAGCATGGAAATCTATATTACGCTTTGCTAAATTGTCAAATAGAAATTCTTTACCTTTCTGTAGAGATACATAATTTATATATTTCCGTCTATCAAATGTATCTCCAAGGTCGAACACAGTTGTAATGTTGTGTTCATCAATATACGGAAAGAATACTTCTTCAAAAAATTTTCTTTGGACTTCGTGGAATACTTTACTATCACCACGAGCACCGATGTGAATATCGGTAACGATCGCAATCTTCATGTTAATCCTCGGCAGCTACTTCTGCAGCTACTTCTTGTCCTCTCAACTCAACTTGATTAATTGTTGATTGGGCAGATTGTAAATATGCCATAAGCTTATTTCGTTGTTTTGTAATTTTATCTTTCTTTGTTCTTGCACGATCCCACTTGAGTCGAGATACTTTATCTTTATATACAACTCCATATAAGTGGTCAAATTCATGTAAGAAACATCTTGCGGTATAACCTTCAAAAGAACCACTCTGTTCCTTAAGTTCTTCATCATACCATTTTGCTTCAACTTGTTTAGGCCTTGCTAATCGAATAAACATATCTGGATAACTTAAACAACCTTCAACGTCCAATTCAGTTTCTTCTGATACTGAAATAACTTCAGGATTGATAAACATCATGCAGTTTTCTTTATTCTCCCCAATAATAAACAACTTATGGTCAAGGCCAACTTGACAAGCAGATAGACCTAGACCTCTTTTGGAAACCATTAGCTCTGTCATTTGTTCTTTTAATTCTTTTGGGTCAAATCCCGGATTCTTCAAATCAACATCAGCTAATTCTTTTTGTAAGATTGGGTCTGTACTTTTTACTAAATTCATAATTTACCTTCTTCTCTCATTTGTTCGCGAATTTTGGTTGCAGAGATTTTATGTACATCTTCACCAAGATCGTGTTCTGTAAATGTATAACCTACTCCACGACCGTAACTGATGTCGACGATATTAGGAACGGCCATAATCATATATTCGCGACCTTCTTCATAGCCCGCATCACCAAGACCTTTCTTAATACCGTCAATGACAGCAATCTCTCCAAAAGGATTATCGGTTTGAGCAACAGTGCGTCCTGCACCAGCATCACCTTCAAATCCATATACTTCACGTACCATTATAACAACTTGTCCCGTCAATGTCAAGGCCTTTTCAAATAATTTTGTATGACCTTCATGCCAAGGTTGCCATCTTCCCAACATTTGAACTGTTGGTTTCTTAAAATCGAATGCGTTCTCCATGTCAAACATTTTGCTTTACTCCATATTTTATATACTTATACCATAATCTTTCATGACCATAATACAAGAAAAACTTTATCACCAAATCAGCAAAGAATACTGCGCCTACTGCTTTTTGAGGTAAACCAAAATATAATGCAATGAGAGCGGTAACTGTCGATGCGATGATTCTCCATGTCACTGCTTTTGCCAAATGACGTTTCTTTTCTAACTCTGCCATTGTCTAAAAGCCTTTTCTAGAATTGGTTCAATTTTCAATTCTTCATTTGGACGAAATGCATCGACTATATAATCAATACTATCAGGATGAGGAGCTTCAAATACTTTATTCGTATCTTCAAATCTACCTTCCTCAATAGTATTCATCCAAATAACATAATCAGGTTCAAACTCATCTCTTGCCTTTTGAAAAGGACAAACGAAATCAGTAATCGCAATCTTACCTGCCATACTTACTCCGTCTGCGAGATGTCTCATACGAGCTGCTTGCCTCATTCGGCCTTCAGTGCTGAAATCCCAATCATTATATTTTTCTCTTACTGCGTCTGCGTTAATCCAGACACCTTCAACCTGCTCTGCGAGCGGTTCTGATAACGTGCTCTTACCACTACCTGGTAATCCAAATACTAATACTTTCATTACGTCCTTATTATTTTTTCTTTAGTTTATTTTCGAAGTCATCAATGAATTCGTTAATATAGTCAGGTAGCTGATTGCCAGTTACCTCTTGTCCCATAGAATCAAATACTTCATTGTCATGCATTTGTCTTTGGGATGCTTTGAACTTGATATACATTTGCTTTTTCTCTTTAGAGATCCTTCTTAGGAATGCATACCAAATGATTTGAGTAAAATAAGCAAATGGGTTTTGAGATTTTTCTGGATTAAAGTTATGTATATATTGTAGGCAGTTTTCAATTCCGTCTGAAATCATTTCTTCCTTATACATATAACCGCTGAAGTTTGGTCTTGTTGCCAATCTTTGTGCAATCATCATAATACATTTACCGATATAATCGGGTACTTGTGGATTAGTTTCTCCACATTCTTCTGCCTCAGCGCATCTTTCTCTATAATCAATTAATGCGGCAAGGAGATCTTTGTTGTTTACGTAATTTCTTTTCTTAGCCATTTCAAGCTAGTCTCCTTGTATTAAATTAGTAGTTATTATAATCTATATTTGCTGTTTTGTCAATAGACAATGTACAAATATGAAATTAATTAAACTTTTTTCATTTTTTCTATTGACAAGTCTCCGAACTCCTTGTATAATAAGTCTATCGGCTTTAAGGTATATCTAAGTTAAATGTCAATTGTAAATATTTTAAATGGAAATTCCTCAGTCGAGTAAATCTCAATTCTCTGTTTAAAGTGTTTGAGAGTATAATTTTCAAAACTCCCCACCGATAAATCATCAGCGATATCATAGAGGACCGCATTCTGCGAGTCCTCCGCTTTACGCAAACTTCTACCAATTGATTGTAATACTTTAATCTCCGATTTACTCGAAGAGGCAAAGATTACATTGTCGAGCCTACGTATATTAACACCGGTACTAAATACTCCGTATGAGGCAAGAATATCATGTTTCTTGTTAGGATCATTTTCAACCAAATGTCGAATTCTTTCACGTTCTTCTCCTTTTGTTGCACCGTATATAAAATGTAACTCACGTCCTTCTTTTTCTAATAAAGGAGCAAGGATCTTACCATGTTTCTCAACCAAGTCAAATAGAATCAAATTGTTTTGGTCTTCAAGAGAATGAACGAGATTACGAATAAAATTGTTTCTCTTTTCATGGTTAACAATAAATTCTCTTTCAGCAGGCCATTTACGAACTGATTCCTTTACACTTGCCATTGCTTTCTTAAAGTTTTGTTTTGCTTCGTTACTATGATTCAATACAATTGCCTTAACTTCAAAGTTAGCAACAGTACCTTCGTCCATAAGTTTCTTCGTTGATATAACCTTCTTAACTTCTCCAAAGCAACCTTCTAATACTAACCTATGTGTTTTGCTTTCTGAAGATTTGAGTGTACCTGTAAATCCATGACGGAATTGACAGTCCTCAAGGTTATGCATAATTTTTGTTAATGACTTTGCTTGAAAGGTATGAGCCTCATCTCCCATCACACAACCAAATTGACGGAACCAATCCTTGGGCTGTTTAATTAAAGATTGCCATGTAGAGATAACAATAGGAGCTTTGGTGTTTTTATCTACTCCGCCTTGAATTGTGTATATTTCATCTTCACAACCATAATCTACAAAGTCACCTGACATTTGATGTACTAATGAAATGGTCGGAACAATAATCAATGTCCGTAAACCAAATGTTTGATAATAGTGCTGCTGAATTAAATAAATGATTAACGACTTACCTGATGAAGTCGGAGATAGTGATAAAGACCTACGATTCTTTAACGCATTTTCAATATACTCTATCTGATAATCACGAGGCTTGAACTTACAACTAATAGATTCCGCAAGTTCTTCAACATAACCTTTTTCAATAATTTCCTTTTCACCAATTTCAGATGGAGCATCTAATATATAATCGCGCTGTTCGCAAAACTTTTGTAAGTGAGGATATAAACCAACATATAGAACAGGTCGCATAGGTTGAAACAAACGAATTGTACCATCCCATACTCTTGCTTTATATTTTGGACTGAATTGATAACCTTCAGGTTTGAAAGCAAAGAACTCAGATAATTCAGACTTCATACCCGCATCTGCTTTGATACGCATATATACCGAATTAATATATTCTACTTCTATTCGTTCACTCATAATTTAAGTGCCAAGACCACCAGGATTGCTGTTAATAATATGTTAGTGAAAAAGATACCTATTGCTAAAATAGTATGATACCAAATCCATCTTGTCTTATAAGCATTTTCAATGGTGACCTCGTTTGGGTCAACATCATCTGCCATCATATCAATTACTTTAGGTTCAGGTTTTATCTCATCTTCCTGCTTCCACGCCCATTCCATAAATTTATTGTACATTAATAATCTCCGGATTGGAATTTTAGAATATCAATCATATTCTTAATTACAAAATTCCTACTGTGTATTGTTTTAATTATATCTTCAAGATAGTTTGCATTTGCGCTATGGAAATCAATTGTAAGACTTAACTTAATAATATCTTTATCTGCTTGAATGTATTTGTCTAAATCGTTTCTTAATACTTTTAACTGAAACGGCTTCCAACCTTTTTCCTTTAAAGTTAACTCATCCATTGAGCCGTCGTAATAATTACGCTTCTCCATTTCAAGTTCTTTATATTCGGCTTTAAGTTTCTTTACACGTAAGACTTCTCTATAATAAAGATTATAGTACTTACTATGAAGTTGGGGAATTCTTTTACTTTCACCGACCAAGTTCGTTTCATCAATTGGTGAGTCTTGCGCCCAAATGGCCGCTATATCATTTGTGTCCATAATCTATCTCAAACTATTAATTACATATCTATTATACACTATTTGTATATAAATGTCAATAGTTATTTACAGCTGTTGCATTGTAAATGTATCGTATCTCATTGTGACCGAACATGTTGCATAAGAAACATCTTGAACATTTACGTCAAGATTAATTGCTCCTAACGATGTAGGGAAACTATCTTTAAATGTAAACTGCACATGTGGATTTTTATGAGAATTAGTAATCGTTAATATAATATCTGATTTAAATCCATTCGCAGCAAGTAAGCTTTTTGTTTGGTTGGTTGATTCTGGACCAGAAATACCTTCCATCCAATTAAGCACTTCTTTATAATTATTCATATTTTCATCAACGATAAATGTTAATTCTAAATCAGTATATGAAATGTTCTGTGGTACTTCGTAAAAAGGATTCGTTGGAGAACTTAGTTCTATTGCCGAAGCGGTTAAACTTGGAACGGCTGCCTTTTGCGTAAAAAACTCAACGTGAGGCAACCTCTGAATACTAACAGAGAAGTTTGTCGGAGATAAGTAATTATTAATTATTTCTGTCATGTACTATTTCCTATAAATAGATTTATCAATTGTTAACTATACTATTTATTAGATTGGACTAAATCATGCAAAACATTCACGACCTTGATACAGCTGGGCTGACAATTCAAGAAATCTCAACATTACATAATCAAATCATACTTGGAAAGGACTACGATTGGTGGTCTGAAATACAAGCAGGTGGTACTGTCGTCGACATTGGAGCAAACATTGGATTATTTTCAAAGAAAGCTTTAGAGGCAGGTGCAGGCAAAGTCTTAATGATTGAACCTAACAGACGATTACTTAAAGCTGCGATTAAAAATGTATCTGACCACATAATTGATACACCACCTGAGCAAGTCAAAGTTAAAGCAATCAATGCTGCGATTGGAAAGGATGTAGATAGACAAACAATTTACAAATCGCAAACGATGGTTGAAGGTGAAGAACCGAGAGTTATGACTCTTGCCGAAATCACTTATTGGAATAATTTAGAGTTTATTGATTATTTAAAGATAGACGCTTGGGGAGCAGAATATAATATCTTATGTCCTGATATATTACCTTTCTGTATGGACCGAACACGATTCATTGCGATTCGTTGTTATATGGATAAACGATATAATACGAAAAAGATCTTTGAGAAATGGAGAGAAGAAATTTTAACTCCACTTAAGAATAGGTTACTATTTAAAGATGAAGCTTTGAGAGAAAAGATTTGGTATGATGATTGGGAAGATCACCTTCCAAATACATTTATGATATATGTTAAGAATTGGTAATAAACAACATAAAGGAACACCACTTACTAAAGTCTCCTTTATTTAAAAACTCATCGTCGTAAGCTTTTTCTCTATCTTCATGTTCGAGGAATCTTACTTGATTAACATCAAATTCTCTTAATAGACCATCGCGAAATTTTTGCCATTGTTTAACACAACCGCTGTATGCGTTTAAATGAAACTCGCAAGCAATATGTTTTACGTTGTTTTTCAAATACGGAAGATTCATTTCGGTAAAGATACCATACTCTCCACCTTCACAATCAATTTTTAAATAATCTATCTTTGGGATATCGTAATCAACTACAAGATCTAAGAAAGACATCTTTTTATAATCTTTATGGTCTGAATAGACATTCGCAAAATGATTTGCTGTTGAACCAATCCCGGCCTCAATAGGTAAGACAGGAACCTTTCCGTGGTCAATAAAATAATCCGATATGTTTCTTATAAGCGTTTTGAGATGAGGGCGAGAAGGCTCAACGGCAATGATACGATTAGCACCACGATCCAAAGCATGACATACAAAAAAGCCAACACAAGCACCAATATCGACAACAGTATCACCAAGCTCAACGTCACGCCACCATTGATAATCTTTTCTATAAAAGAATTCATGATATAAAGTTTGAACATCCGTTAACGGAAGTCCCTCAGTTAATAAGTTTAAGTTTAAATGTT